CCATTCCACAGCTCAGAAATAGTCGTACCGTTGTTGTGTCGAATATCAATGACATTCGTAACAGTTGTGCTGGTATTGGCAATAACCATTGTTCGCAGGTTACGCTGAACACTGGCACCAGGAGCAGGTACAACCGTAGTAGTGGCTGCGGTGACGATGGAGGTATTGGTTCTGCCAGGTGTAAACGTTCCAGAGGCATTGTCCACGTAGGACGCATGAACCGTAACCGTACCAGCAGAACCAGTGATAACCTCAATTACATCAGATGTTGAAGTAAGAAGAATCATGGCATTGTGTCTCCAGGATTGAACTGTTTGTTGTCGTCTGTGCGTTCAATCAGTTGGTACCCAGGAAACAATTCCTCTGCTAGTTCCTTGCTTTCAATGCAAATGATGTTCTCAATAACGTTTCCCTTAATGAGAAAAAGATCGCAAGTCATAGTATCAGGTAATCGTCAGAACACCAGCGGCATCATCAAAGTTGAGAAGAAGTGATTCTCCATCGCCAAGGGTAATGGAACTACCATAATCATACCAACCAATCAGTTCGTCGTTGGTTGCGGTCTGGTTGAACAGCACCACATACCGGAACGGACCAGTAGAACCACCAGTAGAGGTGAGGGTCTTGTCCGTGATGGTGAGCTTATAGACGCCACTCGTTTGAGCACTACCACTCACCGTAACGGTACGAGCATTGAGGAAGGTGTAGGAGATCTGAGTGATGTTTGCCAGCACCGTGTTGCCCGCCACCGGAAGGGTGTTGGTCAGGGCCACCTCAAGGGTGTCAGATCCGAGGTTGTGGACCTTCTCAGCAAGAGCTTCGGTGAAGCTGTTGAACTTGTTAAATGCGCTAGTAGCCATGATCAGTCAGTCAGTTCGGAAATATACAAAGTAGTTGCTGCTCCAGTACCCTGAATAGCGGCGATATTAGCATTAGGAGGAACTGCTAGTAGAATTCGTTCACCAGTACGCAGGTAATGAGACGAAGCAGTCGCAGTTTGAGCCCCAACACCAATTGTATAATGACAGTGATTACCACCAGCACATTTAATTGACACAAAACGACACGTTGTCGTCAGTGCTTGGTTTGTACTTGTAGCCGCAAGAGTAATGGAACGTGATGCTCCAAGAGAAAATACCGTAGTGCTAACTTCGGTAGCAAAGGTGCCGGGACTGGTAGAGCCACCGGTTGTAATGGATGCCATCAGTTATTCTCCAAGATGATTTGAATGAGTTTGGATGGATAGGTAGGATCTGTTGCATACCCCTCTTTCTGAAGTAGGTGGCAGCATTCCCTCCAATCCAAGGCACGATTGACGCCTTTGTACCCCTTGTAGTCCTTGTACCAAAGAGTGATCAAGTGATCAATACATTCGACAGGGGTCTCGTAGTTCTTAAAGGTATCGGAAATGGTGATCCACTTCCCATTGATGAACTCCGATGTTTGTTTTGCGGTGCCTGGAGTGCCCTTAATGCCGAAAAAGTTGTTCTTTCCAGACGTGTGGACGCCCCAGCTGGACTCAAGTGCCCACTGTGCTGCTACAACCTCTGGAAACTTGGCTCCAAGACTAGCCGCAGCCTTCCTAACACCATTAAAGCTGTTCTCGAATGGCACCGCAGCGGGGGCAGGCTTAACGTCTTCGATCCTACGAAGATCCATAAACCACCCAGTATTGGGTCCCTCTACCTCCCAACGTGGAAGCCAGTTCTTCCAGGAGTAGCTGACCTGTTTGCCACCCCTTCCACGACTCACATAGCCGCCGTTGACATTATCAAGTTCCCCATACGGATCGTGAAAGATACCATGAGTATCCGTCATACCCACCAGGAGAACCCAGTGGCCGCCCCCACGAGGGGCCGTAGGCGTACCATGATGGAGAAACCCCACAGGCACGGGAACACCATCTTCTAGCCGCTTTTGGAGGGCACTGAGGTTGCCGTTTTTGTGGAAGGTAGCACGTACCTTATACTCCTTGGCAGCTTGGGTTTGTGCTACAAAATTTGTAGTGTCTCCAAACTTAAGCACGGTGCGGAGATAGTCGTCGTCTGCGTTAGAGCCAAGAAGTGATTGCGGCCGTAGATATTTGACGGCCATCGCCATTGTGCTAGAAAAACACATACGATCACTGTGCATAGTCCGGCTATCAACCTGACTATAATATTGAGCCACTGGTAACAAAATGTTTGTCATAGCTCTGCTTTTCGTAAATAAGCAATCGCTTTAGCAAGTCCATCAACATTATCTCCGAGTAGTCCAATTCCACTGTTGCATTTACGGCACAGCAAACCCCTAATTTGATTAGTTTGATGACAATGGTCTACTTCAAACTTTCCTAAACCCTTAGGAGTTTTAGTTTCGCAAATTGCACAGGCGTAATTTTGATTAGCGAGGATTTGCTCGTATTGTTCAATAGTGAGGCCATAGCGTTTTTTCATGCTAGGGCCCCACATTGTGGCTTTTGCACAATCCTTACAAATTGTACGCAGTCCATCTGGACTTTTACGGTTGTGGCCGACTTTGTGAAAATGCTCTAAAGTTTTTGTTTGATTACATTTAGTGCAAAGTTTCACTTAAAAGAATCCTTGACCTTTTGGATCCTGTCATCCTCAGACCGAAGGGGCTTCAGCAGGGCGACGACTTTCAGCAGAACCTGAACAACGCTGTTGGAGCGGTACTTGCTGAGACCAATAACCTCAGAAGCAATGAAGAGTCCGAAAAAGATAGCTGCCTCATAGGTCAGCTTGATGCCGAAAATGGTGATCATTTACCTTGACCTCGTGATTGTTTACGCCCATGATTGGGCAAAGAATGTTGTCCCTGGCCCTGTTTAGTTTTCTTCGGGGGACCAGGGACGTGGGTTGTCTTATTGAGGGGGCCTTTTGGTTTAGCCATAGGTCAAGCAATACGCTCAATGCTGAAACTTGACGTCCACGTAGAGCCACCAAACACCGGGGTAGTGCCGTTGATTGTCGCCGTTATCGTGACTACATCGGCAGCGGAAAGACCAAAGTCTTGAGCAATCGTAGTTGTTAGAATTGTCGTGCTGTATGGAGTCAGCAAATACAAACGCGGGGATCCACTGTTTACGAGCACATCAACGTAGCTTGCCGTTGCCGACATTGCAGTGCCTGAAAAGTAAAGGTTAGCAATAAGTCGATACTGTCCACCTTGTCCTGCCGGAACCGTGAACGCTCCGGTTGAACTGTTGTAAGCGGTTCGCCTATCAAGCAAGACAGACGGGAATAGCAGAGTGGTGTTGCCCACAATGCTTTGCGTAGTTGCGGCCAACCGTCGAGCATTGACATAGACGGGGCCAGGATCATTGATCGAAATGCCAGAATCATAAGCACCAGGCCCGTCGCATTTCTGAACAATTAGTTCCGTTGGCATTACACCACCAACCGCCAGCCGCTTAACGTCTCCGTAGCTGCCAGGGCAGTACATGTTTTTGATATAATTGTAGCCACTAGAAACGCCTGAATAATTGTAAACCCAGCAATCCAGATCGCCTCCATTAAGAACTATTCCTTTGGAGTTATCAAAGAAAATCGCACCGGCTCCAGCATTGTTGTTTCCGTAGAAATGGCAATTAGTAAACGAATGACCAAAAGTGACAGCAGTTGTTTGAAGGTTATAGACATTGTTGTGGTTGATGTTGACACCAGTAAACATGCCGTGGCAATGATTAGAGCCTGCTGTCAAGACAACTCCATAAGAGTTATCGACAATGCTGCCACCGACGACGGTGTTGTTACCGGCTGCCATAGCCATGCCAGTCACGCAACCGCTTATGTTTGTGTTTGTCCAGGTGTTGTACTCAGCACCAGCGCCTGCATCAATTTGAATGCCAACCGTACAGTCGTAAGCAGCACAATCAGTAAATTGTCCACGGTCGCCACGTAACGCACCAGCGGTGCTGCCATCTAACCAAATCCCTTTACCCTTGAACTTCCTAGCTTCAACTCCTTCGACTCGATACCGTTTGCCGTTGGTGATATAAAGCCCAGTCTCAGCCGTTGTGGCAGCCGTAACAAGGGTTCCTTCAAGCACCAGTTTCCCAAGCAAGCTAAATCCTGTCTTGCTGTCGGCGCGAAGGATGGTCTTGGTGTCGTCTGTGTGCTTAAGAGTGCAACCCTCAAAGAACCATGTTTGATTGTCTAAAATGTTGACCGCGTTATTGATCAGATAGGTTCCGTTTGGGACAAACACATCGGAACTGGCTGCTGCCGCTGCGTTGAAGGCAGCCGTATCATCCGCCACCCCGTCTCCTACTGCCCCAAAGTCCTTAACGGATACAACATCCCTTAGCTTCGCCTCAACGGTCCTAGTAGTTGCACCAGTGCCGCTTTGGGTAAAGGCCAACTTGGTGGCATTGATATTAGCGGTAGCATTTACTTGTAAATCAGTAATGGTGCCTGCCGGTATCTGACCAGCAACAGCATTCGCTACATTATTAGCTGTTTCTTGGGCAATATAAAGATTTTGAACGAAATTCTCATTCAGATCCTTGGCCTTGATGGCCGAACCAGCAAAGAAGGTGGCCTTTGTCTGATCCGTATCGGTGTCCCGATAGATTCGAATGGCAGCCCCAGCAGAAGGGGCCGTCGAGAACTGAATGGACGAAGCGGTGGCAAAGATGTAGTTGGTTACGAGTACGTTGTTAACCGTAACCTTGACATCGGCCTTATCCAGGTAGGAAAAAGACAGGGAATAGATCGTGGTAGACCCATTCCCCGTATAGGTGTTCTGAGTAACAGCCATGGTTTACTTGAAGTTCATGATGTCCTGATAGACTCTGTTCAACCCCTCAACATCAGCGGTGCTGAAATCCCTTGGTTGATCGGGGCTGTAGTTGCCCTGTTGGGTTTGATACTGGGCAGCACGAATTTTACGGTTCTGTTCCGCAATCACCGCATCTTCCAGCTCTAGTTTTTCAAAGGCTCGACGCTTGGAATCATCCCAAAGCTTCTTGACCTCATCATTGACCAGCGGAGTATCACGAGTGTAGTCACTCATGGCACCCTTGTTGCGGTTCTTCCATTTGGTAAGGTCCTCCTTAACCCAATCCAGTTTGCGGAGGTTATCAATGTCCCTGCGAAGTCCGTTGCGGTACATCTCCTTGCGAATGAATTGCTTCTGTTCCGCAGTCATGGGGCGGCCATTTGGGGCCTTATCCAAACTGTCTTTCCAGGCAAATTCAATCTCCATAAGGAATTTAGCCACAGGATCCTTGTTTTCAGGGCTCACTTCGAAGGGGACGTTGGCATTCCAAAGCCCACCATTTGGGTTGCGGAGTGGTTTACCCGTAAGCACATCAATGACTTCTGGACGAGTCACAGCATAGCCAGGAAGAGCTACATTCAGAAGGCGTTCGAACTCATTGCTGTATTCCCGCATATACGGATTCATGCTGTTCGACAATGCCCTACGAGCCCCAGCAATAGGTGTTTGGTTATTGGCCATGCTAAGGAGGCCCTTCATGGCCGTAGTGGAGGTCCAGTTTTCAGGGGTTAGAAACTCACCAAGAGCAGCCAAACCAGAAAAGTAACTCTTTTCGGTAAAGCTTGCTGCAAAAGCCAGGACAAGTTGTCCAAGAAGTCGTTCGCCAAGATCAGCACCGCCTACCTTGAAAACCGCTATAATATCCGCAACAGCAGCAATGATATTGGAAAGAGGTTCCAGAGCATTATACGAGATGTACTGACCCCCAATCTTGACAGAACGAGCCTGAATGCCTAGCTTCTGCCACCGCTGACGTTCCTTTGAGTCAATTGGAATGTTGCCCGTAAACATCTCATTCCATGCCATAGGCGCAACAGCTGCTACAATCATTGTCCCCACGGCCTGACGTCCTTCGTATTCAGCAATCAACAATGGATCACCGGAAGCCATTGCATCCTGATACTGCTTTGAGAACTTAGCCGTCAGTGGCAGATGCTCAAGTTGGTATGCAAAGATGTTTGCTGGGGTACGAATAAATGGAATCGCAAGGCGACCAGCAGGTCCAATATACGGAAGATTGTCGAGAGCAGCCGAGAGGTGATTCAGACCCACTCCTGGATCGTTCTGATAGGTGCCAATCTCCGCATACTTTTGGAGACCAGCATCTTTGATCTGACCAGTGTTTGGATCGATATACTTAGCATACTCGTTGACGTATGCCTTTGTTCGAGCTGCCACATCCAAGGGGCCTTCTTGATAGGCTTTATAGGTTGCAATTTCTGCAATCCGTTGCCGCACAAGAATGGTCTTGAAGGCATCATCCATGCTGACCAGCAGACGGCTAGGGAAATCCAAAAACTCAGCAGAACGATACTGAGCCTTGAGGAGGGCGACCGTCAACTTCTCTGTTGGAGTCTTAGCAATCTGTCCCATGGCTTCAAGCATGGCAAGAGACTCCGCATCCTGAACCACCCGGTGAACAGTGGAGGAAGCAGGGATACCTGTTTGCCACGTCCTAAGGGCCACCCTAAGGGCCTCCTGGGTGCTTTGAGTGATGGCACTATACCCAGCAAGGGCAGCCTTGATCGTGGCCTTATCGCCCTTCCAGGCACCGCTGATGGCCATGCTAGTGGGGGCCTCAACCAAGCGATAGACACCAGAGAAGTTTCGGATGATGGTTTTGGTGCCAGAAAGAATGCTATTGTAGAAGAGCGACATCTGGTTCTTGCCAAACATCTGCATCGCAGTGCCAGCAAAAGAAACGGTCTTGGATGGATCACCCCCAGCAAGAACCATTGCACGAACCAAGGCTCGCATCTTATCTACGGCTTCCGCATCACCCCTTCGATACGCATCCTTGACTTCCTGTGCCCACTTCTTCAAACGACGTGTGGTGACAACATCATCCATTTCGAAGTCACGGGCAGCCATTGCTGCTTCGCCCGCTTCAACGTTTTTGGTGATGCTTTGCTTTAGTGAGTTGAGAGATCCACCAAAGAAATTGGTACCTTCTTTGTAGAACTCAAGAACACCCACAAGCCTATCAACGGCTCGATCAAAGCTGTTGAAATTATAGATCTGAGCCTGATCGGCCTCTTCGGCCTGCTTAGCCAGATCATAGATTTGGTTGGAGAAGTCACCAACAATAGCCTTCATGGCTACCAATGATTCACTGGTGGGAACTTGTCTGCCAGTTTCATTGAGGGTAAGTGTGGCCTTCTGCTCTTCAAACAATCTGCGAATCAGAGCAGCTTCACCCTCTTCTGCCACCATCTCATCGTAGGGGCGAAGAGAATCCATAAAGTCACGATAGATGCGAGACGCATTGCCGATAACTTCATCAACAGTCTTACCTGTCAGGCGAGAAATTTCAGCAACATCAACATCCTTTTCGTACTTGCGAACTGCTTGTTCTACCCAGGTATCCTTGTAACCAGCACCACGAATGGCCGAATCCGTCATGGTCTTGCCGGATGCACCATGAATGCTGATCTTGCTGGTTTCCAGTTCCAGTTGATCGGCAGCTACCCTATTGATTGGTTCGGGTTTGACTGTGCCCTGAGTTTCCCAATACTCATACTTTGACTCAGGATTACCAGCTTCAAGAATCGTGTTATCGATTTCTTTCTGCTTATCCATCACATCGTTGAGTTCCTTGTTGAGGCCCTCAAGTACATCCGCATCCTCTGGATCTGTTGCTGAGATCCGTTCCCGAATCTTCTGTTCATCCTGGAGAAGCTTATTCAGTTCCTCCTCTCGAACATCATTCCAGGCACCAGACTCTTTGGATTGGAGTTTATCGGTCTCCTTAGCCAATTCATCTGACTTGGTAGCAGCTACATTGACACCCTCAGCAAGAGCTTCCGCATCTGATTTACCGGCCTTCTTGGCTGCCTGAGCAGCAAACCTACCGGCAACCATCGCCGCCAGGGCATTGCCCGCAAAGTTAAGAGGGCCACCTTCAAGAGCAGACTTGGCTCGATTCAGCCAGGGGTTACCGAGGCGTTCGGTGGACAATCCAAACACAAATGAATCCCGATATTCTTCGGGAACCATCGACTTAACAGCATCCGAAAAGTTACCATCCTTGACGTTGGTAAGCAGGAAATCAGCAACAGCACCAGGAACCAGATCCTCAAGTGCCAGCTTCTTGCCTTTGGCTCCAAGCTTAGCAACGCCTTGAAGTTTTGGATCGATAGGGGCGGTGCCAAACTTACCACCCGGCAGACGGCGAGCACCCCTAACCGTTGCGATAATACTGAGAAGCTTGGAAGCAGCCTGACCAACACCAGTCTTGGGTCCTTCAATACCAATATCCGAGAGGGCTCTTTTGTACCCATCCTCGTAGGGGCGCTTTCCAAGATTAACCGTAGCATCCAACGCGATCTGAGATACCAGATCAACTGGACTCTCAATGATGTCCGCACCGGCCTGTCTTACAGTGCCAAGAACTTCCTTAGCGGCTCCAAGTCCTGGGATCTGACTTTGACCTTTGCGGTAGATCTCTTGGGTTTTGGTGCCAAGCATCCGATCAGCCACTCCTGTGATAACATCACCAGGATCGCTAATGAACTGACCAAAGGGTTTAGCAAATTCCAGAGGATTGACAAGAGATTCATTGAACTGTTTCTCTTGAGCGGCCTTCTTTTCGGCAGCAGCGCGTTGCTTTTCAGCTTCTTGGCGCTTACGCTTCTCTTCTTCTGCTTTCTTTTTAGCCGCAGCAACGGCTTGATTTTGTTTGGCCCGTTCCGCCATATTAACAGCGGGAACACCTTCCAGGTTGTAATCAGCCATTTGTGTTTTGGGGAAGTAGGGTCCCCCTCAAGGGACAGTGAATTGACTAAAAGGGCGGGAGGCCCTATTCCCCGCAAGGAACAAGGGCCTTATTTCCCAAGTTGAGCAGCAATGCGCCTCCGCAGGCGATCAAAGTTTCGATACGGAGTCATGCTGGTGCTGCCCGCCGGGGCTGGAGCTAGGAAGTCGATGCTGGCAATTGTACCATCCGCAGATCGAACATTGCCTGTACCGCCTTGTCGGCCAATGATTTGACCAGGAACCACCCGTGTCCCAATCTCCAAGGAGGGTCGAGAAGCAAGGTGGGCATAGAGCACATCAACGGGTTGACGAGTCTCTGGATCAATGGATTCCACAACCACGTAGTTTCCATAGCCAGGTTCAAAGTTGATGTCCTTGATTCTGCCAGGAAGTACTGCTGGGAATTGCTTGTTTTCAAAGAATACATCGAGGCCGGGTTGACCATCAGGACGTTCGAATGTAACGGAACTTACCTGCTGTCGAAACGATTGGAGCCCGGCACCATTAAAATTTCCGCCGCCTGCCATCTCCTGCCTAAGGGCACGAAGGTAGCGTGGGGCATCAATCTTGCGAGTTGCTTCCCATTCCATTGTCAGATCCTCAACAGCACCACGAAGATCATTACTTTGACCTCGCAGATACGAATTAAGTCTCTTCCTCCAGGGGAATCCCTCGGTGATTACCGCATCAAACAGGCGGTCCTGCGTAGCCTTATCAAACACTGCTGTGTCTGGAATCCCTGCCAACTGTTGAGCAGCTTCTAGGGTCTTGACTTTGAATTGATACTTTCCGTTGTGGAGGTAGCCACGTTGCTTGACCTGGGCGATGGTCATCTTAGGCAGCTGTGGGTCTGTCAGACTTCCAGCAGTACCCATGTTATACCCACCATACCCAGCATCACCGGGACCGCCCTCCAGTTCGCCTAGAGCGGCTCTGAGGGAAGCCAGGCCTTTACCAGCGCCTCCTTGGGATTGACTTTGGAGGTCTTGACCGGCTTTGGCTCTTTGAAGGCGAAGTCGTAGCCGTTCTCTGGCGCGACCTGTAATTCTTGGATTTGCCAACCCGGCAGCAGCAACAGGATCGTAGCTAGCGTTGTCTGAGTAGCGTTTAGCAGAAACATTAGAAGAAGTTACGGTGTACGGAATCC